CGACTGGCGACCGATTGCCCGAAGTGGGTGCTGATGTTCTTATCACCGTGGAACACCCACAACAAGCGCATGGGGTTGGAGAGGCGGCCATTTGGCGCGAGGTTAGCGAAGCGTCCCGGCCCGCCACTGGCGAGTGGCTATCGTCTGATGGCTTTGAGGTAGAACACGGCGGGTGGCGCGTCGTGGCATGGATGCCTATGCCCGCGCCATACATTGCAGACGCACACGATGACGACGAGGCGCGCACTACGCAGGTTGTGTCAAGCGAACCAAGCAACGAGGCAGGCAACTGTTGGGAGATCACCTGTCCGACGTGTGAACAGACAATAACACTATGTGAGTTTGGGTGGTGGGATAGGCATTGCAAATGTGGCATCAAATGGTCACACGTTGAGGTTGTGGCTGTCGGGTATAAGTCCACCGGAATACGCTAGATGCCCTCCACCTTCCCCCGCCCGCGTCCACGCCCTGCCCCACTACGCCCACGCTACCCGACGCACTGGTTGTCCCGTGTCGTGCCTTACGCGCACGCGGTCGCGTTCGTGCTCGGCTGCAAAATCTTGCCGTCGGGTCTACAAATCCCGCTCGACGCACGCGATGACCGCTGTCTGCGCGACGGCGTGCGCGGTGTAACGATGTGGCGCATCACCGACGGCCTTGGCGTCGGCTGGCGCATGGCTGACAGGTGGATGCGGTGGATGGAGCGCGACCGCGTGCTGATGCCCGTTGTGCCGGGCGTGCAGACGCGGGGCATCAACGAGGGACGGGCGCAACTGGTTATCGAGTTGGTCATGCGTCACCGCACCTACACCGGTGCGGCGATGAGGGATGAGTAAAACAATGACAACAAACGAATTGACTGGACGCGAGTTGGATGCGGCGATTGCGATTGTGATGGGCGCAGAGTGGCGCATCCTGAAGCACCCAAACGAACCCAACCCAACAACTGCGCTTGCGATGCCGGGGAGTTTCTATTTCATTAATCCGCACTGGCGCAAAGCCGAACCGGACGAGGTGAACATTGTGCGAGATTCATATGACGCTGGCGGCATCCCGCACTACAGCACCGACATTGCCGCCGCGTTCGAGTTGCAAGCCGAGCTAGAGCAGCGCGGATTGGGGCCTCAGTATGCCGAAGTGTTGGACGAGGGAATGGGCTGTTCTCTGATCGGCCTTGAGGGTAAGGTTTTAGAGGATGGTGTCTTTGTCGAATATAGCGATGTGTTTCGACTCATAAGTGCCACAGCCGAACAGCGCGCACGCGCCGCACTTAAGGTGTTGCAGCGTGCAAACTGATGAGTAGCCTAGCCCTACACGCTGGCCGCATCTTGCGCGGGTTTCGGCTCGGCTTGCTGAGGCAATGTCACCACTGCGCCTTTTTCGCGCAATGCGCGTAACAGGTCTAGCATGCCAATGTTGCGCTGAATCTGCGCTTCTACCTCTTTAATTTGTTCGTCAAGGTTCATCTGTTCCATTGCTATTATTCCTTTAATTCAGTTTTTGAAGTGTGAAAGACGTTGCGTAATTGCTGCCCGTCGTGCGAGCCACCTGCACTGCTGCGCCGGTGAACTTTAGCGCGATGTTTCCGGCGAATCCCGCCGGTGTAAGAGTAACGACGTCAAAACTCGGATTAGCCAGCGTGCCGCAATTTGCAAGCGCGCTGACGTTGATATACAACGCAACTGATTGCTGCACACCAACGCCGAGAATGAAGCTTGCGGCGTGGTTGTTGGCATCAGTGACAGTGACAGCCCAAATGTCACCCGCCGAAACACTAGTGACAAGGTTAGCATATGACGTTGTGAGTGTTGGTGACGCAGCCGTATTTCGCCCCGCCTTTTGGATATTAGCCAACGTCGCCTTTTTGATGGCGTCGCTGGCCGCGCTGTCCATGATATTGACCTGATCGGCTGCTACTGGTGTTGTCTTGGTTGCATACGTGTTTGCAATTGCCATGTGTTATCTCCTAATCCTCTAGGCCGGAGAATCTGTATCCGGCTGCTGTGTGATTTCAGTCGCCTCAGACGGAATCTCGCCGATCTCTTTGGCGTCGTCGTAAATCAACGCCTTTAGCGTTTGATAAAGTTGCGGCGCGCCAGGTTTTGCCATTAGCTCCGCACCCGCAATCGTGCGCCCCCGACGCCGCACCTCTCGCCCGTCGAACAACGATAAGACCTGGTATGTGACCGACGGCCCGGCTGGGTCGATGTGGATATCTCCAATAACCCATTCATCGGCTTGAACAAGTGGCACTGGTTCGGGTGTTCCGTATGGCATTTTTACCTCTATGTTTGTTTATCTAGCGTAGCACGTAGGCGCAAAAGACCAGTAGATGACTAGGCTGTTGGGCTAGCGGCGCGGTTGGCGGGCCTCGGAGGCGCGCCCATCCACTGAAACTCGTCGCCGCGATGTCGCGCCTTTGCCTTTAGTAATTTGCCTCGCTTTTCGCCTTCCTTCATCCTTTCAGGAGCAAACGGGTGATATCGCGCCCAGGCATCGCGGCGCAGGCCTGTCACCTGCCAATCGACGCGCAGGCCCTCGTAGCCCCCTGTAATCTGAAACTCATGCTTGCCCGCAATTCCCCCGGCGGTTGTGGCGTTTGCGGCGCTCTCCATCACCGTCACCTGCGCCCAGCCACCCACGCAGGTGAGTTGATACCGCACCACCTTGTTCAGTGCCGTGACATTTGCAGCGCCGTTCTTGTCGCACACCACCGTGCCGTCGTAGAACGTGCGCAGCGCATCGGTTTCTAGCGGCGTGTGTGATAACGTCATGGTAAGCGGGTGCAGTGGATGGTCGATGTAGAAACCGTGTTTTGTCCCCGTCCAGTAATGGTCATCAGCAATGTAATCAATTTCGCTTGTTGTGTTTGTGACCGTTCCAAATATTTGGGTGCTTTCAGATGTGCTGGCTGCGTATACCTGGAAGGTGGCCTTATTTAGATTTGCGTCACTAAATCCATTAAGCGAAGCCAGGGGGTTGGGATAAGTGCTCGGCGCTGTCAGACGTGCGGCCTGCAAAATAACATAGGCTTTGCCCGTGCTCGACTCGTTGTCAGCCGTCACGTATCCATAGGCAGCTTGCGTGGCGCTGTCCGACCATCCGCGCAGGCGTACAGCGCGATAGGTGCTGAGGTCGGTGTAGCCATACACTTCGCCCGTGCGGGCGCCGGTTGAAGTGCGGAAGTTCAGCGCCTTATCGGAGGCAAAGCCCGTGCCCGCGCGAATGATTACGCCATCACCAGGGTCGAGGCGGACGCTGATATCGTTGGCGTTCCACATATCGATGATGCCGCTGCCGTTTGTGCCCGCCCCGCCGCCTGAACCCAAAAACAGACGCAGCCCTGTGAAACTTGAGCCAAACGTCCCAGTGCCTTGGCGAATTTCGCCCGACGTGCCTAGAGTAAAGATGCCCTCAATCTTGCCGCTTGCGCCGAAGGAGAAATAGTCGTTCATCCCGGAGCGAATCTTTAGCGCGCCGGTTGACTGATCGAACAACACATTGCCCTTCCCAGACGAGTTGTCACCCAACAACGTTGAGCCAGTTGACAAGCTCTCGCCATTGACAGTGGTCGTTGCCGTCACGGTGGTGAACGCAGGCGCGCTGGTGGCCGTCGTCGCAAAAATGCCGCCGCTCGAAATCGTCATTGTCGCAGTGCCGACAAAGACGGCAGTTGCATTATTGAACGTGAGCGCGGAGCCGTTCCAATACAGTGGTTTGGTCGTGCCACCGTTTGAGCTAAACCACACGTTTGCACCGGCGGCGTCGATGTTCACACGCTGTGAACTGCCGGTGAAAAGCGCAATGGAGGCATTTGTGAGCGCGAGCGTCGAGCCATTCCAGCTTAGCTGTTTTGTCGTGCCACCGTCCGAACTGAACCACACATCAGCACCAGCAGCGTCAATATTCACCCGCTGAGACGAACCTGTAAACAATGCGAGACTTGCGTTTGTGAGTGCAAGCGCGGAGCCATTCCAATACAGTTGTTTGGTCGTGCCGCCGTCCGAGCTAAACCATACATTTGCGCCGGTGGCGTCGATGTTCACACGTTGCGTGCCACTCGAATATAGCGCCAGGGGCGTGTTGTTGAGTAGGATGCCCTCCGAGCTAGCCCGGATGTATGAGTCGCTGGTGGAAGTGCCGAAACCAGCAAAAAGCCCATATTCACCTGAGACGCTAAACACGCCGACTAGGTTGCCGAGGCGTGTGCGTAGCGTGGTGTTTTTGGGGTGTAGCGTCCAACTGACGATCTGCGAATAAGGCGAGTTTGCACCATAAACGCCGTCAACGGTGGTCGTCTCGTGATAACCACCAAAGTTCTTGCCGTAGTCGAGAATGATTGAGTCAGCGTAAACCGTCGTGCCACCGGCCATTCCGCCTTGCGGTGTTGAAACGTTGCTAGCTAGAATCGGGTCGCCGGTCGTGTCAGTGATGGGGTCGTTGGTCGTGTCGGCGATAGTGAGGCCCGAATAGCGGTAGAAGGTGTATCGCTGGGTCTTGGTGGCGCTGTCAAAGCCCGATGTGCCATAGGACGTATCAAGCACAACTTCACCCCAGGCGTCACCAATAGTGAGCGACCCGGCGCTGCGGCTAAAGCTGCGGAAGCGCACGATATCTCGATTAGGAAAGACTTGCATGCCGGTGGCGCTCGGCAGGTCGCGCACGATGAATGTGGCGCTTGACCCCGCGTTTGGCACGTTGAAGTTGGCATACAACAACGTCACGCTGGGCGTGATGATCTGGCCGCCCGCAAGCGCTTGCTCCAGGTCAGCAATGAAGCTTTTGGCGTGCAGTTCATCGGTGTAGAGATACCGAAAGTCAGCTTGCCCATCGCGGGTGATGCGCATGCCAGTCGTTTGCGAGGCATAGTTATCAGACTGCAACACCTTCCCCGACGATAGCTTAACCAGGTTACTCCCCGGAGACAAGAGCAAGTCGCTGGCCGGCTGTAGGGTCAGGCTGCCGGCGGCTGTGTCGATTAGTGGCGTGCGCACCTGAGTAGCAAAGACAAACCGAAAGTCGGCCTGCCCGGCGTAGTTAATTTGCATGCCGGTCGTTTGCGCGACAAAGTTATCCGACTGCAGTGATTTGCCCGACGACAGTTTGATCAGGTTGCTGCCCGGAGACAACACCAGATCGGACGCGGGCTGAATCGTCATTGCGCCAGAGGCCGTGTCAAGTGTAGGTGCGCGCAGACGGTCAGATAGCGTAAGGCGCACAAGCGACAAATAACCACTCACGTCGGTGGCGAGAATAGAGGCCGCCGCGCCCGGCGCGCTGGACGTGGCAATAGCGTGCGACAGCGCAGCGGGTGTGTAGCTGTTTATTGACGCAAGGGTAATCGTCGTCGGCACGATGGAGCTTGTGCCAATCACCGACGCCGCACCGCCCATGCCTGACACGCCGTAGTCCTGAATCCACTTGATGACCCACGGCTTAACTGTTTGGATGAGGTCGCTAGATGTAATCGCCATAGTTAACCGTCCACCACCTGCACACTCATGCGGTCGGGCGCGCCACGCGGGCGCGGGATGTATTCGTCGCGTTCCGGCACATACTCGGCTTCCTCGATAAATACAAGCGTTGACGAACCGGCCAGCGCCGACTCAGGTGTAGCCATGCCGGTGGCCGCGATGCGCGCCCAATACCCGACCGGGCAGGTGTCGCGTCGAACGGGCGCACCTGTAACGCCGCGAATGTCAATCGGCGCGTCGCCACTGAACGAGATTTCGGCAATCGGGTTTTTCTTCTGGGCCAGTGTTGCCGCCGCTTGCTGTGTGACTGCGGTCAGTGTCGTGTCGTTGGCCTGCTCTATCGTCTCGAACGTGCCATAGCGCGCAATGCTCACGCTGTCTGTCTGATAGCCGCTCTCGGCATATGCGCCGCTTGCGTTCGATGCGCCGTTCTGCGTGGTGTAAATCACCTTGACTGAGTTCGTCACCGTGTCGAGGTTGACGCCTAGTTCAATCGTGCCCGCGAGTTGCCACGGGCCAGTCGATGATGGTTCCTCGTAGATGGTGATACGGCGCTCAGGCGTGACCTTCGCCAGTAGCCGCTTGCCGTTGGTTGTGCCGGTGGCAAGCAACTCCTCAACCACGTCCTGCAAGCTGCGTTCTTCTTGCCGGTATTGGCAGGTCACAATGTTGGAGCGGTCAAGAATATCGATGCCGGTGAAGTTGTCGTTGTAGGTTGTAATCGCGTTCGATATCTGCGTAGTCGTCTCAACCTGCCCGATCAACTTGAACTGCATATCACACGCCTTGCCTGTGTCGGCCCGGCCCGCTGTCCAGGCTGAGGGCGTATACCACTTAAACAACCCGTCGGCGTAGGCGTCGGTCGCGTTGACCCCGACTTGATAGAACGCCGAGGCGGACGGGCTGCCGTAGCACGACACGACGAGCCAACTCGTTGAACTGGTCAATGTGAACGGCGCGCCGAGTTCAACCTCGCAGTAACCCTGCGAACTGGCAATTGCGCCGTAGGGAATGATGCCGCTTGTGACTGTGGTCGCGCTCGGTGAGCCGCCTGAATCGGTGCGGATTTCAACCAACACGTCATCAGTGCGGGAGCCGACCATATACAGATTGATGCCGACCGAGTAAACATCGTAATCGCTGGCAGTTGATTGCAGGTGGAACGACTGGGCGACGTGGGTGATGTTCGTGCCTTCGCTAAAGTTGTGGCGCTCACCCGTCGCGTTGTAGAACGCGGTCAACCCGTTTGCGTGGGCATACATCCGGCGTCCTAACGTGTGCCACCAACCTTTTGCGGTGATGGCCGCGTATGGGTCATTCCTGCGGGTGTTCACTGTGACCGATGTGATCTCGCCGTCCCAACACACCTCGCCCTGCTCGTTCGTCACCCGGATGCCGTAGTGCAAATAGCCCATCAGCGCAATCAACGCGCCAACCGAGCCACGCGCCTCGAAGTCAGCCTCGAACGCGCCACCGACGGCCCGCTTTGAATACTGGCGCACGGTGAATGCCACGGCGGGTGTAAGCGCCGGGGCAGATGAGCTTGTGCCGTAGTTGTGAAACGTGACAGATAGCGCCATGCTGCACCCCTAAATCGTGGCCCGCCGAGGCCGATGGTAGAGCTTGGCGCTCATGGTGTTGGCTGGCAGCATCGTATTCGCCGAAGACGAGAAATGCACCCAGAACGTGTGATCGAGGCCAGGCCACAACATGAACGGCTGGCCGTAAGCGACATGCTGCGTGATGCGGTTGCCCGATGAAGCCACGTAGGTATAGCCTTCGATACCGTCATCAATGAGCACCGTGCTATTCGCCATGTTCAGATTGACGTATTGCCGCACATTGTCCGCCGGGATGAGCGACACATAGTCCACCTGTAGCGCGACTGTTCCGCCGGTTGAGTTGCGCGTATCCATCGATAACGTGTGAGCCTGATACGGCCCGCCGCTGCGGTGCGGCGGCAGCGGAATCGGCGGGAACAGCACCCACTGTTTCGAGGTGTCAACGGCGGTGTAATCAGTAGACGCACCGACCACAGCCAGTTTCAAATACACCACCGACGGCGGCATGGCGTGAAAGCGCATGAGCGGCAAGACCGGCTTGCCGTCGGTGATGGCGACATCGCTGCCCGATATGCTCCACGTCATTGCGCCAAATGTCTCAGACGTTGCCACGGTGAGCGCCGCATAGTTGCCGCCGGACGCCGAACCGCTTGCGGTGTCGCTACCCCCAAATGTTTGGTTTTCACCTTGAATGAATCCGCCTGTCGTCCAGCTTGCCGTGTTCTGGAACATACCCACCACGGCATACGTGAGGGTCGTGGCGCTGGTGCTGTTGGTTAGCTCGATACGGCACGCACTGGGCAGGTCGCCACTAACCGCGCCCGACGCGACAGTGAAGTAAGCCGACGCGCTCCCACTCACGGTGTGGTTGTTGAGAGTGAGACCGCTGGTGTTGTTGGATGCGCTTTGGTTGGTAATGCCGAGTTGCGCTTCCGGCCCTTCCCACCACGGCGCACGGGTAAAGTAAATATCGGCGTGGAGTTGGTCGCTTGCCTTGTCTGTGCCAGCCGTCTCCGGGTCAGGCACAACGCGACCGTTGTAGAGTTCGCTCCTATATTCAACGTCGCCGGTGTCAACTTTGAAATACACGAACACACGCGGGCCTGTGCCGGTTCGAGCACGGAAGCGCGCTGCCTCAAATACGCGGTTGAGCGTGGCAACCAGTGTGCGGCCTGTGGACTGGCCGCTGACCGCGATGCGCACATTGTCCTCGACGTTCGACCCGTCAGACGATGCGTTGAGGGTGTAGCCATACCCGCCGTCAGAATTGGGCGCCAGAACGTATGAGCTAATCGTGGCCGTGGTCGTGCCATCCGAGAAGTAAAAAAGTATTGCCATGTTTCACCGCGTCTAACCGCGTTCATCTGCGCGCAGGTCTACAACTTGAGATACGGCGCAACCGCTCGCGCCACTTCGCGCCCATCCATAGTGAGGATGACGAGCGGGCTGGACGACGTGCCTGCGCCCTTACCTCGGCCTGCGGTTTTGTTTCCGCCACCAGGCGGCGGGTTGTCGTTGTAATCACTCGGCGGGGTTGTGCTGCCCGTGCCACCGCCAGGCGGGGCGCTACCTGGTGGCGGGATTTCTTGCCCACCTGTGCCGCCACCACCCGCACCATTGGGCGGCGGTGTGCCGGTCGTGCGGTAGACCACATCAAATACGATTTCGTGTCGGGCGTGCAGGTCGAAATAGTCAGACAAGGTTTTGAGTTCCTTGACCTGACCCATGTTCTTAATGGTCGCAGCGATATCAACCGATGCCGTTGGCGGCAAGTTCTTAATCGCCTTATACATCTCCTGCACCTTTTTAGATGCCTCGTAGGCGACGCCCTGCACCTTGGCCGACTCGTCCGCAAACGCCTTGCCCGCGTCACCCGCGACCGCGTAGGCGTCGGCTGTGCCTGCCACACCATTGGCAAGCGACAGGGCTGTGGCAAGCGCCTGTTCCTCGGTAATCTTCTTGTCTTTGGTTGCCTGCATCAACGCTTTGACGGCCTGCTGCTGGTCAAACTGTTCGGCGCTCAACTCACCCGTCGCAATGGCGTAAGCGGTCTGGACGCGCTCTAGCTCATCCATCGGTTGCAGCGACCCGGATAGCATGCTCTTGACGTTGCCGATGGATTCCTTAAGCGCGTCTTCGGCGTTCTTTAACTCTTCGACTTTCTTAGCCGCGCCGCCTGCCGCGCCGCCGTGGGCGTCCATCGCGGCTTTTATCTCCCACGTGACGCGCTGCGACTCCATCGTGATCTGCGTGAACTCATCCTGACTATCGTTATAGTCATTCATCTCACGCGTCGTCCCGCTGGTCGCTTGAGCCAGCCTGCGCATTCGCGTCTCTTGCGCGGCTGCGGCTGACCCGGCCTTTTCCCACTTGGCCTCAGAGCGGTCGAACACGTCGCCGATGTTCTTGGCGACGGCCATTGCGTTAGGGCTGATGACGGGCGCGATGACCTGCGCTGCACCGCCCGCCACCGCAATCATGATGTTGTTTGCAACCTGCGCCATTTGCGCGGCTTGCATTGCCAGCGCCGCTGCCTGATTAGCGCGCGCGCCCATCATTGCCAAACCCGCACCGGCAGAGGCGGCGTTCGGGCCGAGTTGTAAGACGAACGAGTTAAGCTGGGCGACTGGCCCGCCTGCGCTCTCGGCCTTTGTCGCGGCGGTATCCATGCCCGCCGCAAGGTTTGCCAGCACCGGCAACACCGCGCCGCCGATGCGTGCACCGAGCGCATCCACCCGCGCATTGAGCGCGGCAACTGCGGCGTCCATGTTCTTGGCCGCTGCGACCGTAGACGAGTTGATGACAAGACCCGCTGCCTCGGCGTCCGTCATCAGTTGTTTGATGGCCGCGCTGCCCTGGTTGAGCGTCGGGATGAGCGCCACGCCCGCGTCCCCAAACGCTTTCATGGCGATGGCCGTTTTCTCTGGGCCGTCCGCCATGTGGCTGAACGAGTCAGCCATCTTCATCAACTCGGCTTCAACGTCCGCCGATGCACCCTTGGCCTCGTAGACGGTTTGCGAGAACTTGGTGATGGCACTCGCCACCTGGTCGGTAGCGATACCCGTTCGGCCAGCGGCAGCACTAAACCCGCTTAAGAATTCAACCGATGCGCCGGTTTTGGTAGACAAGGCGTCGAACGCCAGCGCCGAGTCTTTGACCTTTAACGCAAGCTCGACCGCAACTTCACCGACTTTCGCAATGCCGCCTGCGGCGGCCATCGCGCCGAGTGGGAGCTTTTCTAGGGCATCCCCAACGAAACCCAACTGCTCCGGCAGGTTGGAGCGCACACCCTGAACGAAAGACTTCTTCCAACCCTCTTGGAACTTTTGTAGGTTGGCCGTCATCTTGCCGAGCGTGCCCGACATTTCGTCCCGGAGGCGGGCGACGACTTCTAAAACCATATTGCTCATGTGTCGTTCCCTCCTTTCGGGTTAGATGTGCTCGGCGCGCTACGGGTGACGCCTTCGATGTAGGCCAGCATTTCGTCCACGAAGGCTTCATCAAGTGCGAACAAGTCAGCCTCGGTGTAGTGCGTGCCGAAGAACTGATTGATAACCATTGCCTCGAACTGTGCGGCCAAGCGGTCGGGCAGTTTTACTTTTGGCTTTGCGCCGCGCTTTCGGGCCGCTTGTATAGCGACCCCGGCGCGGCGTGCGCTTTTACCCGGCGCGTCTTTGCCTCATCCCAAAACACAAGCAGGTGCGGGCGAATCGTTGTGCCGAACTTCTCGCCGTCGAAGTCATCGAACGTGTAAAGGAATAACCACTGCACCACTTCATCCGGCACGTCACCGATGGTTTCATCCAGCTTGCCAGGTGGCGCGCCAATGACGGCTTCAACGAACGCGGCCATCACGTCGGCGTTGTTGCCGAAGGACGCATCCCACGATGCGCCGACAAACGCCTGCTTGAATCCTCGCGTAGGATTGACGAGTAGGTTGACCGTCTTGCCTGCGTAGTCTGCGGAGAACGTGCCGAGGTCGAATGGTTCAAACTGTGGTCGGTCTAGTCGCGGTATATCCATAGTCTGCTAGGCGTTGGCGACGAAGGCCGACACGTTGTTGACGGCAGTCACTTTCAGATAGTTGGCGAACGCACCTGTGTCGGTGATGGCGTCGTAGGTCACGGCCAGTGTCGTGTTGCCGTCGCGGTCACCGAACAACGGTTCAATGGATGTAGCCACCGCGCCCATGTCAAAGTTCACGTAGTGCGTGCCTGCGGTCGTGGCCGCCTTCACCCGCACCAGTTGAGCCGTGCCCGCGATGTAGTTGGTCAGTTGTGTGTGCGCGTCGGAGTTGTATTCAAACGTGCATTTGAGTTGCGCGTCCATCGTGCCCACGCCGTAGCTCGTCGCCACGCTCCCGCCGTCCATGAAGAATTTGGTGTGGATGCCGGTGTTGATGGTCAGCGACCAGTCGATGAGCGTCGAGCTAATCTGCGTAGAGCCAATCGTGCCCGCCGCGCTATCCACATACAACGCGCACGACTGAGCCGGGAGCAGCGAGAACGACCGCGAGGACAATGCACCCGTGACCGTAGTCGGCACGATTTGTTTGCCGATGAAGTTGGCCTGAAACGTCACATTGTCCGTGCCATCTGCTCCGGTAAACGTGATGGACTCTAGTAGCGCGCCGTTCATCTCGTGGCACTGCGAGCCGTCGTAGAACTCAATCGTGCGGCTGCGCGGCGCACCGCTGGCCGTGGTCGGCGCGGCGAACACGTAGGTGTATGGGTTTGCGCCGGTCGGCGACACGCTGCCCTTGATGCCCGAATCGAGCATGTAGATAATGTCTTCGGGTGTCACGTCACCGCTGATTTGCGCGACTGGCATTTTGCGCGTGACGCTTGCCACCTGCGCAGGTTGCAGCGACCCAGCCAAAAACTTCTTACGGTTGATGTTGACGCCGTGATTGAAGTTGAAGTCGCTGATGCCCGACCCGATGACAGCGGCGGCCACGCCTGTGCCCCACTGAGACTCGCGGCCCCACTGGACTACTCGCAGTGCAGTTGTTCCCATTACTCACCTTCCTTGTCCGGCCCTTTGTCGTCCGGTCGTTCATAGACTGGCGGCTGATACGCCAGAAGTTCTTCAACGCTCAGGCCGCATTCATCGACCATCGCAGCGGTTAGGTCACATGCGGGCACGCCGAAAATGAAAGCGCCGTGATTGAGATGCCCGATGTATTTCAAAACTATGTCGTCCATTGGCTCATCACCTTTACCGACGTAGTAAACGTCCACGCCAGTGTTTCAGTCCCGCCCCACGTTGACGGCGTAAGCGCCCCGCTCACGCTTTGAATCGTGTCCACATAGCCGCCGAGCGCCGACGTGTTTGCGTTCAGGTCGCCCCACACCGCAGCCGGAAAGAGCGTGTTAAATCGCGAAAGCCTGGCGTAATCGCGGGGCAGGTCTTTACGTGCCACGTGTATCTCCGTCGTAATCACGAAGTTGTTCTTTTGAAAACCTCGCGTGGCCTGCGTTGAATCAGTCAACGCCGACACATACGACACAGCGAATGGGAATACGTTCATCTGCTCCGGGATTTCGTCCGGGGCTTGGCGCATCCCATCGATGGACTCGATGAGGCTTTGCAGATAGGTGACGGCCTGATTAATGTCTTGCGGCATGTCATCCACCCAATGCCTTACGCAGTTCGCTTAGCACCCGCGTGCTCACGACCGTGCCAAAGAAGCGCGATTCCATGACGCTGCGGAACATCCGGCGAGGACGTAGCCCACCCCGCGCAAAAATGGCCCGCGCCACCAGGAACGGGTTGAGATTGCCGTGACGTTTGGCCCAGCCCGCAAGTGCCGACGGCGGCGGGAAGAATGCGTTGCCCGATGAATCAGGCGCATCGCTCAAGCGCCCCGCGCCATACTCCACCGGCTTGGCGTATTCGACGTTCGACCCCATGACGAGCGTCACACCTGAGCTATCCTCTCGCGCCTCAGAAGTAACCGACTGACGCAAGCGGCCCGTGTCAACCGGGGTCGCCATCTTGACCGTGCCCTCGGTGTCTTTGCCGGACTTGCTCATGCCGCGCACCATTGCCGCTCTCGCCTTTTTGGGGTCAAGCTGCTTAAGGATTTGCGCCATACCGTTTACCTGAACGTCAATCATTTGAAGCGCGTCCTTTTGATGGGCGGCGCAAGCATCGCTTTCACGTCCGGGTCTAGGTCGCTAATGGCGGCGACCTGTCCCATCGGCCCAGCACCCGCAAGCCCGAACGGTGCGTCGCCACGTTTCCAAATTCGCGCGCACTGGATGAAGCACGCCTCTGCTACCTGCGCTAGCACGATTGACGTGGACAAAAAGCCGAACTTGCCGACCACCTTGACCGAGCGCGTATACGACGGGTAGAAGCTGTAGCGACCGTAGGGTGTGATGCGTATCTCATTCCACGGCCAACCTTCCAACGCCGCGTTATCGGGCAGGAGGTCATAATCCGTGTCGGCCAACGTCGTGTCGTAGGTGCGCGCGCCGCTAGTGTCGATGGCAATGGACGTGACGCTTACCAGGTCATCAACAGAACAGTTGCAGTATGAGTAGGGTGTGTAATAGCGCGTCTCGTCGCTGTCAGTGGTGTAGAACCTGCGGCCTGTGTAACGGTCAATCCAACGGCTAACGCCCGCGATGATTGCGCCGAGCCTGGTGTCATCATCCTGGTCAGTGATGCTCAGGCGCGCTTTCAACGCACTGACGGTTACATATCCGTTGTCGGCCATGATTTATTTGCGGCCCTTGGGTCGCCTAACCATCTTGTCCACCGGCGGCGCTTCCATGTCTGCTGCCTCAATCGCTTCCACCGGCTCCGGTGCGGGGTCGGCGGGTATCTCAATCGCGCCGGGCGTGTGGCGCTCGAAGAACGCGGGCCATGAGTCAATGAGATGGGACTCAACAACAGGGTGTAAATCCAGCACGTCACCGGCGGCATACACCCGCTGTCCCTGCGCGAAGTCCTTAGTTACTTTCAGCATGTGCTACCCCGTTTAGCGCGAGATATTCCTGATAGGTTTCCCAGCCCGTTGTTACTCGCCCAATGTGCCCGGCCTTCATAGCGGTCGTTGCGCCGAGCTTGAAACCGGCGCGACCGGCTTCGAGGCTGAATGCAATGTCCTCGCTCGTCGTGGAATTGCGCGGGTAGAAGAACCACTCAAACGTTGCTGGGTTGCAGCCCCGCGCTAACGTCTCAAACACTTCGCGTCGGACGAGGACTGAATGTGTGCCGATGGCCGCGACTGGCTCGGTGCGCTCGGTTTGAATCACGGGGATGGTCAGTGTGTTGGTGTCTGGCCCTGCCGTCATCCAAATCGGCGCGGGCGGCCAACCGCGCCGCGTGTAGAACGCTTGCAGCACGTCGTAGTCCCACCCACCCTCGAAGTCACGAAACTCGTTGACAAACTCCGGCCCCACATCCGCGTCGCTATCCAACATCAGCAGCGTGTCGCAGTTCGTTTTTAGGAACCGGCGCACCAGGTCGTTACTGGCTTTGTGGGCGGGGAGGTCTGCGGCGATGAGAAACCCGTCACCCCGCCGCAAACCCTTGCTAATCAACTCGCTCCACACTAGAACGAAACGGCTTTCAACCATCTTCTCTAGGCGTGTGCCGAGTGCGATACTGCCCCACCCATTCATGTTTAGTGGTTGCTAGACCGCGTTCAACTGCACCCACAACACGGCGGCAAAGTCGTTCGTGTTCGTGGGCGACATGTCAGTGGCGGTCGTTACACTCACGCCAACCTTTTGGCCAGCGGTGAACTTGAGCACGCCGGGGCGAATCGTGCCGTAGGATGCGTTCGAGTTGGTCGCGTCAAGCGTCGCCACCGGGTAGCCGCTATCGGCAAACTCAGTCGATGCCTTGTGAGCGCGAAACGCCGCCGAACCAGCGGTGACGTTTGCGGACGAACCGACCGAGATGCCAACCACCGAGCCATCGACCGGCATCACCACCGACGTGGTGTCGGCGGTGTAGCTCAAGTCGGTGTTGCTGGCGTTGGTCGTCGCGTTCTGAATGGTGAAGGTGAACGGCACAATCGCGCCGAACTTACCCGCATCAAAATAGTCAGCCATTTCTTTTCTGTTCTCCTTGTTAGATAGGGGCGACTTGCGCCGCCCCTTTGCCAGTAGTCAGGCCGACTAGACCGTGATGTTGTAGATACCGGCGGTATGCGTCGCAGCCGAGCGCGTGCCGCGTGCGCCGACCGCGATGCGGAACGAGGCCACCAGAATCAGTTGGCGCTTTTGCACGTCCCGATACATTTCCATGAGCATGTCGCGCTTGAAGCCGACGCGCCACATGTCGCGGTGCGCGATGGTGACTTGGCCTTTCGTGTTCGACGCGGCGGTGGTTGAAACCTTGCCGTCCGCTTCGGTCAACGATTGGGCGGGGGTCACAACAATCGGCACACCGGCATAGCTTGCAAGCTGACCATTCAGAATGGTTGCGCTGGGGCCGAACTTATCGACCGTCAACACATTCGTCAGGTTGGTGATGCGAATGGCCGTCACTGGGTCGCAGAACGCAACCAGGCGCGACGGGTCGGCGGCATACTTGCCGAGCTTCACCAAACCGGCCACCCACTTGTCGTGGTCAAGCGCCGCACCAGCCGAAGAGCCTTGGCCGGTGTTGTCCACAATCCACAAGTGGCGCAGGCCGTCCTGGCCCGCCGACAGGTAGTAGCTGTCGTCCGCCGGGTCAGCATCGTCCAAGTTGATGTTGCCCGTTGCAGCGTTGGTGCTGTCGGCGTTCAGCATAAACTTGTCAATCTGCTCTCCACCAGAGCGGCCTACCATGTCGCGCAGCGTCGGCAGCGCGGCAATCACGGCGTCTTCGTCGAGGTCATACGACCAGTCGATTTCGAGCACCTGTTCGGTGCTGGTGAAGGTGGCCTTAGCTGTTGCGGGGTCGCTGGCTGTGGTCGCTGTGCTTTGCGTGCCCTTGCGCCAGGTCGGGTCGCCCCAACCGATTGGCACTTCGTAGGGGTCAGTCGCCATTGTGATGCGGCTGAACTGCGAGGCCACGCGGCTGTCGAGGAACATGTCATTCCACAGTTCGCCCGCCAAACTAGTTGGCACAAACTCGTCGCCCGTGCCGCTGCCGGTCGAGCTCAACGCTTTCTGCGTAAGCAGTTCTTTCAGACCCTTGGAGGCCTTGCCGACCTTGCCGGGGCTGACCGCTGCGGCCTTGCCGAGGAACCAGTCAACGAACTCAAGTTCGTTGTAGGTCATGCCGTCATACTTGCCACCAACAATCTTTGCGCTGCCGTTCGCCTCAACGCCAGCGTGGCCCACGGCCTCGCCTTTACGCACCGGCTCGTTGCTCTTGACCTTCGCCGTGTTATCAGCGATGGCCTTGCCGAGCTTGTCATAGTCAAGCACGGCAGTATCTTTGCCAGCGTTCGCCACCACTTCTTTGAGTTGGGCGATTGCCTGAGCAATGTTGTCAAACTCGCTCATGTCTCTTTTGCTCCTTACTTACTTCTTGTAAATCTTCGGTAGGTCGCCCAACACGGCGGCCAGTTCCTTCATCAATTGCGCGCCCTTCGCCTTGTCGCCCTCGTCGGCGGGCGCGGCTTGTTCCGGCGCGGCCTCGCCTAGTTGCGACAACACTTCACCGATAGCGACGTGCGCGGTGCGCAGCTTGCCTTCGTTGCCCGCGCTCAACACGCGGCCACGCTTGGCGATGTAGCCTTTGCCTTCCTGCATCGGCTCATCCATCGGCGCGGGTGCGTCGGGGGCCGGTGCATCAGACGGCGCAAGCAAGTCGCGCAGCTTGCCGAACATCGCTTCAATCTCGTCCAGCACGGCCACCACATCCCCTTCGGCTTTGGCGTTTGCCTGCTCGTCCTGCGACGGCGCGTCGGGAGCCGGTGCATCAGCGGGTTGGTCGGCGGGCGCTTCCTGCGCGCACAATCGAGCGGCTTCTGCCACCGCTTCCTCTTGGCTCATGCCCCCGTCCATCAACTCAGGAACCTTGCGCGCATTGCAAGCGTCTACCGTTTCGTCGGGTAGACGGTAATCAGGCGACTTCGTGCGCATCTTCAAAGAGCCGCCAAGTTTCGACATTGCTTTCATCGTCAATCGAATAGCTTCTTGGTTTGCAGGCAGACCCACCAGCGAAATCTCAAGTAGCTCAACCTCCGAGTAATCCATGCCGCCCTTTTCGTTCTTCGTCCCCTTGAGTGGGATGAAGCCGATAGACGCGGCGCGCAAAAGGTTGCTGTCCCAAAGCGACTTGATGATGGTCATCGGGTCGCTCTCGTTTACGGGCTGGCGCAACTCAGGCCGGAACACCATGCCCTCTGGTGTCACCTTCCACTCGGCAACGTGTCCAATCAGCGCCCATGCGTCGGTGTAGTTGTGGCCGAAGAACAGCGCCGGATTGCGCTCAAAGTTGTTGGTCTTAATACCCGTCGGGGTAACGCGGTCAGAGTCACGGTCGAACGCGGGTGTAGAGGCTGTAATCCAGTCTCCCTTACGCTCAATGGCAAACGTTTTGATTACCTTACTCATGGGTGATAGACAACAAAAAAGGCGCATGTCTGAAATCTTTCAGACATGCGCCTTTGTGGGCGGGCTTCTGTTTTTAACTAGGTCGCGGGGGCCGTTGGTGCGGCGGACGCGGCTAGCTCGTTTGTTCTATTAAGTGTGATTCTACATCAACCCTATTGATTTCATGTTAGATACCCGGCACTGTGCAATGGCGGGTCTTGTCTTGGAGCAATTGCACATGGTCTATTGCCATGTTGTCTGGATGGTTTCTGCACACTCGCCACCCCATTCAATAGAGCATTGTATGCCTTGGGCCAAGCAACACAATTCTACATCATTACTGGCGGACTCATCAAACTTATACGACAATCAAGGTATGAAACTTGCTCACGTCGTTCTCAATTTCTTCGGCATCCTGCTATTCCTTGCCGGTAACTTCCTCATCGACTACGCCCTCTATTTTGCCCTCGGCGGCGTGCTGCTCGTCCTGCTTGCGGGACAGGCGCAGCAAGCCGGGTATCGGCAGGATGACGCTGTTAAAAAGTAAAAATCGTGTATACTATTTGTCGTTAGCCGCAAACTTCCGCCGCCCGCGTAAGTTTGCACCAAAGCCCGCCGCCAGCTCGCCACTGGCGGTTTTTTTATTGCGTGTTAATCGTTGAGACCCACACCCTCGTCGTGTTGACCGTGTCATGTAAAGGCTTGTCGGGCGTCTCTTGCGTCGCATCTTCGGCCAGAATGCGCAACACGGCTTCGGTCTCGCTTCGGAGATGGTTCAAGCGCATCCGCCAATACTTGCGTTCAGATTCAGTTAGCTTCATTAGTCCACCTGTGCAATCGTCGTGCAGCGGCAGTTGATGCTCTCGCCCGCCTCGTCCATTAACCCCGGCCCCGGCCCTTCTGCCGAGCCAACCTTAAAGTTGCCGTCAAGCGTCACCGTCTGCCCGTGCGCATCGGCGTGAGTGTCGCGCACACGGCTGTCGAACGTCGCTATCCACGTCTTTGATGACACGACACCGCTTTGTCGCCAACCCTCAATCGTGCCGGATGTAGCGGCACTCGCCGTCTCAGTGCGTGCAATCGCCTCGGCACTCTGGTTGGCGCGCAGTTCCATCGTCGCCGTCACGCGCTCCGACAGCTTGTCTACACCCTCGCCCGCGTCGATACCTTGGGCCAGCGACTCGCGGAGTGCTTGCCACGTCGTCTCGGTCACGCGCTTGGCGAACCGCTGCGCAGCACGTCGCAGCCACGCCGTTACACGCGGGTTGGTCAGGTTGAAATCCAGCGCCACACCCACGTCGTCCAGCGCATTCGCACCCGCCTCGGCCAGTGCTCGTTCGTGGCCGGGCTTGATGCGCTGGATGGATTCGCGTATCCACTCGGTTAGGTCGAACGGGTCGTCGCCAATCTGGGCCACGCTCTTAACGGTCTTCTGTGCGGCGAGGCGAGCTAACACCTCGTCGCGTTGGGCGTCGAAGATATCGCGCACGATTGCCTGGATGAATAGAACGTGCGTTCTAACCCGCTTCTCGCTCAGTTCCCACATTTGGCGGTGAAGTTCGCTGCCCAACTCCACCGCCTTACCTTTTGGGACGGCTAGCCCCTTGACCCGCATCATGGGGTCAATCACACGAATGCCTGCCGACAGTTGGGCGGGCAGCGGTGTTGCAGGCGGCGCGTCCGTGGGTTGGTCGGATGGCAGACCGAATGTGCCGAACGGGTTACGGTCAGCCGCGCCCACGTCGCCGCCGGGGATTGCGCCGATGCCGAGCTTTAGCCTGTCGTCAATGACGTTAAACGGCACATTCATGCCGTAAAGCATTTGCGCGTTGGCAAGTTGCTGGCCGAAGTTCTCCTTGAGCGCGGCCACGTCCGACAGGTTGGTGCGTATCTCCTGCCCATCGGCCAATAGCCCAATACGTAGGAAGTGTGCCGTTAGTGCCTGGTCGCGCATCTCGATCAGCGGCTTAATCGTCAGGCTCCACATGGTTGCCTCGGCGTTTGTGCGCTTGTCCGGCGTGTCGTATGAGTCGTTGCCAAAGCCCATCAAGATATCGGGGATGCCAGCGGCGGCGGCTACCTCATCGCGGCTCATTTCGCGTTGCGGCACGAAGTCGATATCCTTCGGCGAGTAGCTGATGGGCTTCACGTCCATCACCTTGTCTTCGGTGACAATGACGCCGGTTTGACTGCCGCGATAGTCGGCTAATACCTGTCGCCGGATGGTGTCGCGTTCGCTCACCGTCGAACCTTCGGGCGCAACTACAGCAATATCGGGCCGGGCGCTATTCTCAAAGAAATCACGCGCCCACTCGCGGGCGTGCTTGTCTATCTTCATGCCCATGCGCGCCGCAATGAACGGCGACACACCGCGCCAGCGATTACGCGGGTTGTAGAGTTTGAAGTGGGCGAACTCCTCCGGCGCAAGGTCGTAGGGGTCGCCCTCCTGGTCGTCTACGATGTAGCCCGCAACGAGCCGGTAGCGCTTGCGCTTGGGGTCGGGGATGACCTGGAACTGGTGGGGTTGGCGCGTCCACATCTCAAGCCAGCCGCCACCTTTGCCCTGCACCAACTCGACACCGCTTTCGCCTCCGAGCATCATGTCCACCGACCATTCGCGCCAGAAGTCAGCGGGCGATTGCGTCTCGTTGGGCTTGTCGAGTAGGTCAAGCGCGGGCGCATTCTCGATTACGGTGTCACCTGCGACCACTTCAAGATTCAACGGCGCAATGGCATCGGCGATGATTTTGACCGCCTTACGCATCCACACATTAGACTCGCTGTCGGCCACCGCTTGCAGGTATGGATACACCGCAGCCACCCACATATCCGTTCCACCGCGTGTGCTGAGTAACATCTCACGAGCAGCGAACTCCGGGTGGAGGTCGGCCATTGCTTTTTGCTTGGGTGGACGTGGGCCGAACCACCAGTCCGCCACGCGGTTAATTATCGTCTTGTTCTGTGCCATTGTTTACTCCTTACCCCGGTTCTTGCGCACCCACACCCACACAAGCGCCGCGCACAATATGCCAGTAAGCACACCGGTTGCGACCGCGCCCACGATAAATCCAAGAATAAAACTCTCAGTCATCTTGCCCTCATCCAACACCAGTAGCGCAGCGCGTCTACCGCGTGGTTGTTCCTATCCTCCGGCAGTTCCGCGTCACGTTTGCGCGTGCCTTCTGGATAGCGATAGTCCTGCGTCATCTCGCGTATTAAGTTCTTGCACCGCCGCGACACACGCAGCGTGCGGTAGTCCTGCCCGTCGCGTATCAACCGGCGCATGAGCGTAATTCCCTGAACGATTTCATGTGTGCCGCCGCGTGCCGGTATGTCGGCCAGCTTGAACCGGCGCATCAGTTGCACCGACTCCGTGCCGCCCACCGCGATATCGGGCAACCGCACGCCGTTCTCCCGACACCAACGCGCCGCCCGTTCGAGCGGGTGCGCGCCGCTCATGTTGTCGTATCGCGTCTGTAACTCGCCGTCACTCGGTAGCACTTTGCCGCACCACGTCGCCAACCGTTCCAGCGCGTGCCTCACACTCACGTCGTCCAGCGTCTTCGTCTCGTAAACCTCATCAAACACTAGAACATGCGTTCCACTGCGCTGAATGAACAGCACCACACGCGGGTCGGTGTAGCCATCATCGAACGCAAGTTCTATCGGGTGTCCCATGTCCGGCACGTCGTCGGTCAGATTGCCCTCATCGAAGTCGTCGTAGACGATGCCCTCGCTCTTGACATACCAACTGCCTTCGAGCCACGCCTCGCGCAGGTGGCGCGGTGCGGTGCGCAGGTCTTGCCAATACTGCTCGGACAGGTGGGGGTTGTCGGTCGGGAGTGCGGGGATAAAGGCGAACTCGTCGGCCAGCGGTTTAAGTTCAGCAAACCCGTCGCCGGTGAGGTCGCGCTCAATCCATATCTGCCGCACCCATCCGGCATGCCGCCCGTCGGGGTTGGTGGCGCATAGCATCTTCGGCTTATCCACGCCCGGCCAGCGGAGTGACCCGCGCAAAATGTCGAACTTCGACTTGGGCGTGCGCGTGATTTCGTCCAGTGACAGCCCGGCAAACTCGGCTGACTTGTATTTGTCGGGGTCGTCAAGGTTGCGGAGTTGGAGCACGCCGCTGCCGTAGGTGTCGTGCAAATAGAAGCCCAACCCGGCGCGCTTGCTGTCGCGCAACTCACCCAGCCACGACGGGAACTCCGACGCAATCTTGGATACGTGCCTGTCCTGTAGCTCTGGATACGTCTCGCAGAATAGGCCCCAGTGCGCGCCGCGTATACCCTGCGCGGCATATTGCAAGAGGTAGCGCACCGGCAGCCAGCGCAGCCAATACGACTTACCCGGCCCGCGTGCTCCACCGAATAGCGGGAACCGATGCGCGTCGGCGGCGTCTGTGGCCGCCCACTGCTTCGGGGTGAATCCGCATAGGTCAGAGAACGCAACATCCGGCATACCCTTATCGGTCAATCTTGATGAGGATGGCGGACTCGCCGCCCTCTAGTTTGGTTGGCACTGGCCCATCGATGCGGTCAAGCAGTTGGGCGAACAGGCCCGGCGTCGGCTCACTCATCACCGTCATCCACACCCTGAGCGCGGCAATGGCCGCAATCGGCAGGTCGCCTTTGACCTGCTTCAACTCCTTGGCATACGTCACGCATAGTTCTGCTGCCTCAGCCGAGGACATTTCGCCCCAGGTCTTTAGCCAGTGCGTGATGCTGACCTCGTTCTTAGGCCGTCCGCCGGGGTTAGGCGACGCGCCGCCCTTCCTCCACGCAGGGTTCCCCTTGCGCTTTGCTTCCGGCTTGTTCTCAATCTCGCTCATATCGCAACTTGTCCCAAGTGCCTCAACTTCTTTTGTGATATCGCTGGTTTATCTTCGATTCGTTGGCAATTTGCTTGCAAAACCTTGTATACTTAACACAACGGTTGCGGCGGGTCGGCCCGTGCTGTTGCGCCCTCGCACTCCCTCGGCTGCTTTATGCTCGCCTTTGGGTGCGTCTGGATTGGCCGTCCCGTAAACGCTACAGGCTTCACCGGCCCGCCTCTTGCCGCTCGTCTCGCCGTCCCTTACCCACCAACGACCCAGCGCAATCCCAATGGCTCGCCGTAAGTCCAACCTTGAAGATTCTGGCGTTGTGTGGGTGGCGAAAATGGCGGCGCGATTCCTCGCAACGCCTCAATCAGCACCGCCCGTTCGATGTTGAGCTTTTCGATTTCCTTTCTGAGCACATCGTTTTCGGATTTCAGTTGTTCAATTTCGCTCATGTTTTGTTTACGCCTCCGCCTGCAACTCGGTCGCCTCCACTGCCACAACCGCGCCTGTCCCCGCCCACTGGAACGTGTGCTTGCCGCTGGCCGCAAATGTGTAGTCCTTGTAATACACGCCGGTTGAATCCTTCGACACGGTAGCCGCGCCGTAGGTGTAACTGGTGCTTGACCCGTTCACCGTCACAGTCAATGTGACCGCTGTTGGATCGGTCAGCGCATAGGAGGCCGACGGGTCGCCACTCGCCACGCTGAACGTGGCTGCTTTGAATGTGGCATAGACGCGCACCTGGTCGCCAATTTTGTATGTGCTCATGTTATTTCCAGTGTGACCGTGCCGGTTGCAAGGGCTTCAAGTGTCACCATGCCCGTAAGTAGCGCCTCGATTGTGGCCGTGCCGGTCGGGTAATCCGCGAGGGTCAGCGTGCCGACAGTTGAGCTAGACACGGCTGTGCCAGTCACCACCGGCACGTGAGCCTGTGCAGTCGCAGTCACCACAACCGCCACGATGATGGCATCCGCCAGCGTGCTCGGTGCGTATGCGGTTGCCGTGGCCGTCGCGGGTGTAGCCGCAACTGACGCACTGGCCGCCACGCCTGGCGCGTTTACTGCGGCGCTGGCCGTGGCTGCCACACCTGCGACACTGGCCGAGGCGCTCACCGATGGGGCATGGGCCTGTGCTGTTGCGGTGGCAACGACGCCTGCGACAGATGCGCCCGCCGATACAACCGGCGTCGGCATAGACGCCGAGGCGGTCGCGGCTAGTGCGGTAACTTCACCCGCGCTGGCTGCGCTCACGGTCGGCGCAAGCATTTGCGCTGTGGCCGTAGCAGCCGTGGCGCTCACTGTCGCCGTTTGTGAGTAGGTGGGCGCATTGGCAGAAGCCGTAGCCGTTGCAACGACCCCGGCAACGTTGGCCGAGGCGCTCACTGATGGAGCCACCGCCGCTGTGGTTGCCGTGGCTGCCGGTGCGCTAGCCGTGTAGTGTGCCGCAACCGTTGGCGCGACCATGCTTGTGGTCGCTGTAGCAACCACTGCCGCGACACCTGCCGAGGCGCTTACAACAGGCACAACCGCCGTAGCGGTCGCCGTCGCTGCAACTCCTGTAACGCTAGCTGTAGCCGTGGCCGTAGGCGGGACGGCGAGTGTGGTCGCCGTAGCCGCTACCGCCACAACATTGGCCGACGCAGAAACGCTAGGCGCGACAGCTCCTGCCGTGGCCGTCGCGGTGACAGCCGTTACGGTTGCGTCAGAACTGCCAGCGACCCCGGCGAATAACAGTAGCAGCATGATCTAGTTAGGCAACGGTGACAGTGAAGATGCCCGCCGCGTCCCAGGTAATCTGGAATGTGCCGTTGGTGGTTGACACGTCTGTGCCAAAGTCAACGTAGCCAATCAGCGGGTTGG